GTATATGATGGTGCTGGTAATGAGGTAACCAATACTGTATATCCATCTAGAGGATCTGGTGGCAATTCCATAGTCACACACGGTCCAGAAGCATATGGAGGTGGTGGAGGAGTCACCCAAAATGGTGGTGGTGGTTCTACACAATCTGGTGGTGCTTGCTGGAAAGCATATAATGGAACTGGAGACGAATGTCGTGGTCCCTATAGTGCCAACGGTGGTAGAGGTGGTAATGGTTTACAAGTTAATGTGAGAATCAGTGGAACCAATGAATACTTTGGTTCTGGTGGAGGTGGTGCCGCTGGTGAATCTTCCAACTGTAATGGACCTGATTGTGGTGTATCTGTCTCCCAAGGTGCTATGGGACCAGGACAATATGGTAGAGGAAGAAGACCTTCTGGACAGAATCATGGAAGTCCAATTAACGCAACTCAGGGCATTCTTGTTCTCAAGTTCCTTGACTTTGTGCCATAATACATAATATACACGCACTTTGTTATGAACATATTCAATCTCTTCCCCACACCAGTAGGGTTTATTCCTGGTGTGATTACGCAGGAAGAGTGTAATGACTTGATTGATCTTGTGGTGAACTGTGATAAGTTAGTTCCCAACAATAATACAGACAAACTTACTCACACTGCTGCGGGAGATAGCCTCAGAGGTCCGCACATTAAGAACATGTGTGAGAAGTTGGCACCACATATCCGTGACTTTGGTTACCAGTTACTTGGTGATGATAGTCTTGATTGGCATGTCGTTGGACTGTGGGGAAATATAATGAACCCAGGAGGATGGCAGTTTAAGCATAATCATGGCAACTCAGTCATCTCTGGTGTGATATATCTACAGATGCCTGAAGGTGCTGGTGCTACTAGATTCTGGAGGAAAGATCGTGGTGATACTTACTTCCTAGCACATGACGGAACGGGTGATACAACTGACTACAACTGTGGGCACATTGATCTAAACAATGTCAAAGCAACTGATATGGTTTTGTTCCCAAGTTATTTGAACCACAGTGTAGAACAAAGTGGTGTGGGTGAGGATAGAATCAGCATCGCATTTAACGTTGTACCGAGTCGTCTCAACATCCTAGATACATATTATTTGAAACTGTCTTTTGATTGATTATGACTGACGAGAACATTCAATATCCTCCTATTGCTGAGCAAGCAAAGAATCTGGGTACATCTTTACATGATTTGATGACCAGAGCTATGCAGGGAAATAGACTTCTTGCTCCTAGAGATACTCAACTGAAGAGACTTGAAGAGTGTAAAGCATGTGAGTTCTATGATGAACCTCAAGGCAGATGTACTAAATGTGGATGCTTTATGAAGTTCAAAGTATCCATGAGTTATGAGAAATGCCCTGTAGATAAGTGGGGTCCAGATGATAGTGCGTTTAATGAATGGATTGAGGAAGGTGCTCCTGCTGAACCTAATCAAGAACTCCCACATTACATGAAGAGACTACCTAATGGTCATGTAGTTCCTGAAGAAGAATATGAACAAAGACTAAAAGATTATGAAGAGTTCGGTGATACCTTGACAGAATGATCAAATCTCTGTAGACTATCCTTGTCAAGGTTGAAGAGAAATAATATACCTATGTGACAGTTGATTAAACTGTCCACCAGACCCCTTCAGGATCCCCTGAGAGGGGTTATACTGTATTCAACAAGGCAAGACACCTAATGCTACTTCGTCCCCACCAACAACGTGCTCTGGATGCCATGTCGGTGAACGATAAAGGTCAGATCATTGTTCCTACTGGTGGTGGTAAGACCATCTGTATGATCCAAGATTGCCGCATGTTGATGAACGCACTGTACGGCAAGAATCCTACCTTTATTGTTGTTGCTCCTCGCATTATGCTTGCTGAGCAACTCTCTTCTGAGTTTCTTGAGTTTATCACTGATGCCAACGTGATGCACGTTCACTCTGGTGAAACTCATCACTTCTCTTCTACCAAACCCCATGAGATTCGTGGTTGGTGGAAGAAGAACAACGATGCTCCCCGTATTATCTTCACCACCTACAACTCTCTGCGTCGTGTAGTCGATGCTCATATTGATGTGGATACTATCTACTTCGATGAGGCACACAATAGTGTGAAGAAGAACTTCTTCCCTGCTGTTGAGCATTACAGTGCTGAGGCAGATCGTTGCTTCTTCTTTACTGCTACTCCCAAGCACTCTGCCACGTTTGCTAAACCTGGCATGAATGATGCTGAGGTTTATGGTCAGGTGATTGAGCAAGTTCCTGCTCCTGAACTTGTCGAAGGTGGGTTCATTCTTCCCCCTAAGGTTGTTGTTCAGGAGATGCAGAATGTCGGCATTGGGCAAACTGTTCCCGAACGTGATTGCGATCACCTGCTAGAGTCTATCGACGGCAATGAGAACATGCAAAAGGTTCTTATTTGTGCCAAGAAGACTAAAGACATCATCAATGTTGTCGGTGATTCTCCTTTCATCGGCAAGATGCATGAGAAAGGTTACTCTGTGATGTGGATTACTTCCAAGCACGGTGCTTTCATTGATGGTCAAAAGGTTGACCGTGAGAAGTTCTTCGACACCATGAATGAGTGGGGTCGTGATAAGGATAAGAAGTTTGTTGTCATGCACCACTCTATCCTGTCCGAAGGAATCAACGTCCACGGTCTCTCTGCCTGCATCATGTTGCGTGGCATGGATTACATTGAGATCGCACAAACTGTCGGTCGTGTGATCCGTCTGGGTGAAGGTAAGACCTTCGGACTTGTCAATGTCCCTGTCTTTGGCAAGGTCGGCATCAACACTGCTGCTAAAGTTCAGAAGGTCGTTGACATCATCTTCGAGCAGGGTGATGCTGCTATCTCCACTATTCGTCGTTGATTATGTACACTCTCAAGATTCTAGGTCCTGCTTTACTCTCTCTGTGTGGTGCTAACTTTGTAGAGGGACAGGGACAACTTTGTAATGTTGACCAACAACCACCTGCTGTGGTAAAATACTATGAACCAGGAAAGTCCTGCTACATCAATGGCACATTCTACGGCAAGTGTGAAGAAGCAAATGCCAAGTAAAGAGAATCTCATCCTAGCATTGATTCAGGTTGAGAACATATCTGAACTCGTCAAAGATAACCAGTATTATGGTTTTATGAGTTCTCACTTGCTACCCATCAAGTTTGAACTAGAACGTCAACTTTCTCTTCTTAAAAACAAATGAGTTACATTCCTAATTTTAAGTCTAACCACGACTGGGAAGACTTTACTCTTCTCTTTGATAAACGTTGGCATTGTAAGAAAGCATTGCTAGATCGTGTCAAGGATGATCTATTCCCTGGTTATGATTGGCACTCACTCACACCAAAGTCTATTGAAACCATCAATGACATTGTGCAATCTCTATTGTATGATGTAGATGTTGAGTTCAAAACGAATCATCCAGAGTATAAAACTGCTGATGATGAGGTCTTCATTCCTTATCGTACTTTCAAGGAGAGTGTAACTGAAGCACTTAAAGAAGCATTGAATGATCGTGTGAAAGAAGATTGTCCTCCTTGTGATACACTTGCCTGTGCTGATCATCTCACAGACGAATGACGACTCTATTCATCTTTTCTTTCATTATACTCCTTACTATTACACTTGAACTAACAGCACCAGTAAAGAAATGACCGTCCCATTCTTCATTGAAGAACCTATAACTTGGAAGAAGATTGAGGTTCCCTATGATATTGTCCAGTATTGTGATTCTTTCACTCTGGATGCGGATCGTGAGGACTTGCGTTATATTGACTGCGTGTGGATGCACATGGGTTACTATGGAGTTCCTAAAGATGTGATGAAAGCACATAGGGATGAATGGAATCCCCCAGTACAACCTATCTTTGAATTAAATGAGTGAAAAGCAACTGATTGACGATGCGTTCTATGTCGAGAAAGCACGTTTTCTCTGGCATAGTAAAGACAAAGATGGAAATGGTCTGGTTTCTGCTGTAACTGAAGCACAGTGTATTAATGCCACTCGTTTCTATCTTAAGGGCAAACAAGAGGGATGGAGTGAAGACAATAGCAGGGTCTTGAATGACGGTGTGGTCGGAGGCAAACTGTGACAGTTGGTTAAACTGTCCACAGAACCCCCTGAGAGGCACCCAGGTGCCTCTATAATGACTAGGTAATCAATCAACGGGCAACTGAGTCCGAGATTCTAATGACATCAATGAAAGCATTTTGGGAAGAAGTTCTTCTCCTTCCCTTCAAGACCAACTCTCAGGATAACCCTCTCCATGAGAAGCAAGTCATGGATCTGCTTGACAAGTTTGGTTACAACTACGTTTGGCAACCTAACGGTCCTCAGAACTCTCCTGACTTTCGTGTAACACTTGACAACGGCAAGACCGTTGACATTGAGTGTAAGTCTTCCAAGCAAGCATACCCTACTTACAACGGTGGTTTGCCTAAGGAAGGTGTAGTCTACATCTTCAGCAGCAAGAAATACAACGAGACTACCATTTATTTTGCTGATGATGTAGTTTCCCCCAAAAAACGTCAGCAGTTTGCTAACCTTGTGGAGGAACTCAATGCTGTTCTGAAACTTCACCAGATGGATGAAGAATGGCAAGAAGATTCCCGTGGTTTTGACTTCTACATCCGTAACATGTACGTTCAGAACGGAACAGGTAAGAAGGACTATTTCAAGCACTCTGAACGTCAACTCTGTGAATCCAATGTTCTCAATCACAACTGGGGTTGACAACATCCTCAAAAAGGATTATAATTATCCTTGTCAAACGAAGATAATGAACTTCATGTTCATTCAGTAGTTTGATATTACTGTTCTAACGAAGGTAAAACTAACAATGAAAACCAAAAACTTTGACGATTGCTGCGGCATCGTCCCATATTCCTTTGAGGAATATCTTCTGCTTAAAACTTGTCCCACTCAAAGGAATCATATTAAACGAGCAAGGGATAAGAAAACACGAGAAAAATTGGGAGTTCTTTTAGCACAGCATACTTTTATTGCTACTGCTGAATTAACAGAAGACTCTTACGATCCTGTCAATGATGTTTATTACAAGAAGGGAACAATATTTCTTGTAGACTCTCATACTAGACGTGAGTTTTGGAAAATTGGTGATTGTGATGCTCTACCAGAGAAGTTATACTCTCAGCATTTTATGGTAGGATCAATCTCCGAATTGCGTGATCTATATTATACATTTGATAACAGTACAAATACTGAGAAATCTGCAGATCTAGCATATGGTGCTGCTCGTTATCTTAATATTGAATTTGATAATCATAAATTGTATCAAGTTACTGGTCTTACTTGGGCAGCACATTTCTATGACAAGAAGCAATTTCCCAAGACTAGTGGATACGATGGCAATGGTCTAATTGTTGTTATTAACGAGTTCAGTAAAGAACTCAAGTTCCTTGACTCATTTTCTTGGGATAAGAAGATTGATATTCCTCACCCATTGAGAACTGCTTCTATCATGTTCTTGAAGAAGTATGGTGTTGATGAGCATAGTCAGAGCATTGTTCAACGTGTCTTCCAAGATGAGTTTGCTGCCAAGGATGATAACAAACGTTTGGATGCTGTTACACACATTCTAGAATGGTTGAAGGATAAAGATGCTGATTTCGCATCTAACTTTAAGACTATTCCTCTTCTCACTGAGAAGTTCTTGTATTGGTTAAATCAAGCATATCTTGAGGAAACTCAGAATAAGGAACGTTTGGAAAAGAAGGGCATATCGAGTAATATTCTTGATTCGTATGCTAAAATGGGTAGACTGGATTTCAATGCCGATGCCTCTTGATGTTTGACATTCTCACTGGTAATTGTCAGGAAGTTCTCTCCACTTACGGAGAGAACTTCTTCCACTCATGTATCACTGATCCTCCCTACGGTATGGGTATGGATCACTGGGATCATTCTGTCCCCAGTGTAGACATCTGGCGTGAGGTCTATCGTACACTGCGCCCAGGTGCCTTTTGTCTTGCTTTCTGTTCTCCTGAATTGTATCATCGTCTGGCATGTAATGTAGAGGACGCAGGATTCACAATCAAGGATCAGATTATGTGGATGACTACAACCAAGATGCCTAAACATAATCGTCTTAAACCTGCTCATGAACCCATTGTAGTGGCACAAAAACCATACGAAGGTTCTCTACAGAATAACTTTGAGAAGTGGGGATGTGGTCTGATTGATGTAGACAATACTCGTGTACCTTGGGAGAAAGAACCTCCTAAAGGTTGGGTGAAAGGTGGTGCCAAACGTCGCACATTTGGTAGGGAAGGCAAAACAACTGGGACACAAAAAGAGTTTGGAACTGTAGACGCAAATCCAGCAGGTAGGTATCCCTCCAATATCATTGGAGAGGTACAGTCTGAGCATCAAAAGTATTTCTATGCTCCTCGTGCTACCCGTAAAGAAAAGGGTCAAGATAATGACCATCCTACAGTCAAACCTGTAGATTTGATGGCATATCTTATCAAGATCTATTCTCCCGTCAATTCTACCGTGCTTGATCCTTTCTGTGGTTCTGGTAGCACTGGAGTTGCTGCTTTGATGGAAAATAGGAACTTTGTGGGCATAGATCTCAGTGATCATTATACTGAGATCGCACGGCAGAGGTGTGTGACAGTTGAACAACCTACACAGTCCTCCTCAAATGCCCTTGCTGCCGCTCTATACTGACTTCAGTTCAGAGGAAACGATGCAAACCACTTTCGATCAGTTTGTTGCCGAGCAAGATGCTCGCAACACTATACAACTGAATGTGCGTAAGTATTGTTTAATGCTGTGTGATGCTTTGCTTCACAACTTTAAGCACCGCAACAATAATAGCAGTAGTGATTACAAGTTTTACATTGATGAGGGTCGTAAGTATCACAAAATCGTGATGGAAACTGGTTCTGGTTCTAAATCTGTCCATGCATTTGTAGATAAGAAAACTGGTGAAGTTTTCAAGTCTGCTAGTTGGAAAGCACCTGCAAAAGGTGTTCGTTATAATCTTCTGAGCATTGAGTCTCGT